AAAATAGATCCTAGGTCCTGGTCTGTTAGTTCTTTTTGCATAACCTTCCATAAATTTAATGTTAGTTCTGCATCACGTTCAGCATAGTTACCTACATACATTGCAGGTAGTTTCCACATATCAGCTTTAGGGTCTACTCCCCATTCTTTTGCTGCTTCGTTTAATTCAGATTCATTTTTACCCTGGCCACAATAATCCCAACCTAAACTATTAAGATCAAATCTAAATCTATTTTCATTTACTAATGACGCTGCAATCATTGTGTCAACAATCTGTCCGTTAATTTTTATTCCCATCGATCTAATCCAACACACATCATACATTGCATTGTGAAATACTTTTATTGCATCTGACTTACAAATATCTGTAAACCATTGAATTACTTTACTTTTTTCTAAGTTACCACCACCTTCATGATCAAAAGGAAAATATCCAGAATAACCATCTACAGCTACAGCTATGCCTACAACTTTACCACGACCAACAACAGCACCAGATCCCATTGTTTTTAAATTTGGATCACATGTTTCTAAGTCAATTGCAATTACATCTGCTTGTCTAAGATCTGGAAATTCTTCTGGCTTAGACCATTCTGTTTGTGCTTTAAATACCAATGGTTTCATTACTTATCCTCCTTTAGATTTTTAAGTTTATAATCATAGCTACCTTTTTCGTGTTCATCGGTTATCCATTTAGCAGAATTTTCTACAGAATATATTTTGCTTGTAACAAGTCTATTAATTAAATTTTTAGATGGATCAACACCCATAGATGCATCAAACATTTTTAATCTATTGTTAGGTTGTATAGCAAAGTTACCATCTTCTAACTCAAGAACATGACCACATTTATGTTGATCTGGTTTTTCTGCATAGCCAAAATTTAATTCATTAAAGTCTCCTGCACACCAATCAATTGTAAATAAATATTTACCCTTTCTTTTTATTTTTCTTCTTGATGTATATTGCATTGTAGCTCCAGCTAATTCATAAAAAGTTGTAACACTTACATTGTAACTAAAACTATCCCACATAACTACTTCATCAAGAGGTAATTCTTTTACACCTGGTTTAGTACAGAAAGCTGTAATAGGTGCTCGCCACCATAGGCCACCATCCTCCATTAAGAAATGAAATAAAGGCACTCTGTTTGGTATAGAACTAAATCCAAATACCCCGACTTCAAAATATTTATCGTGTGAATCTTTTTGATCTCTCAAGTAATTTCCTCTTACATAACATTCTATTACAGGTATATTTGCATTTAAGTACGCCATTATATTTTAAACTCCTTTGTTTTGTTGTTTGCTTTAATTAAATATAAATTTTTTGCAGACCTTGTTACCCCTACATACCAAACCCTATATTCTTCATCTTGTTTTTCTGCAGATTTTTTAGCACCAGCCATAGTATTTAGAGTTTGATTTAAAAATAAAACAACGTTTGTTGCTTCACCTCCTTTAGCTCCGTGGATGGTTGACACTTTTATTCTTGGTTCTTGAGATAAATCTTCACCATTAGTAATCATTGCATCCATATATTCTATTTGACTTGGAGAAACTTTTGTAAAAGCTCTTTGCCACGGTAATGTAATATCTACTTCATGCATTCTTTCTTCAACTCTTTGTCTTTGTATTTCAGGAATCTCTTTTTCTTCTCTCATTTGATTCCAATATCCAATATCTTCATATAAAGATTTACCTATACTATTACCTTGTGCTGTTTGAAAAAACAACCCGTGTCTTTTTAATTGAGGCAAGATTGGTTTAAGTAAAGAATTAGTTCTGGTTAAAATTAACCAGTCTTCTTTTTCCATATCAGTAATTAAATCAGATAATTTATATCTTTCAATTATTTCTCCTCGCTCTTCTTTAGGTAAATAATCTTTTTGAATTCTATTTACACCTACTCTTGATATTACATCTAAAGCTTTTGTTTGTATATCAATTGGAACTCTTTGAGACTTAGTTAATAAAATGTCTGTACCTTTCCAAGTTTGAAAAGATCTAACATCGGCTCCTGCCCATCCAAAAATAGCTTGATCATCATCTCCAGCAATCCACACTCTTGGTTTTGATAATGTACTATCCGTTATTATTTTATCTAACATATTCCATTGTAATTTAGATAGGTCTTGTGCTTCATCAACAATAATTAATTGAAAAGATTTTTTATTTGGACTTAATAAAAATTTTTCAATCATGTCATTAAAATCTATCAATCCATATGTTTTTTTATAATTATTAATTTCTTTTGATATTGCATCAAGTTTAAATCTTTCAACCCAAGTTAAATGTTCGTTTTTATCAAACTGTTCTAAAGGTGTTATCTGTCTTACCTTAGCTAAATTAATTAAAGTAAGATACTCACTATCTGATGAAAAGATTCCGTTCCATTGATTGGTTTCGTGATTTGCATATTTAATTTGTATACCACAAGTGTCACCTATTTTTTTATAGTGTTCTTCTTGCATTACATTTTCTTCTTTTAAACCTAATTGATTAAATGCAAAAGAATGCAACGTTTGAAAATAAGGTAAATCTTTTTTAGTTAATCCTACGTTGTCTGCTAAAAATCTATCTCTAGCTTCGTTAGCTGCTTTTCTAGTAAAAGCAAAATACCCTATGTTGTCTAATGATATTCCTTCATCAATAGCTTTTTGTACTGTTTGTAATAAACTTCTTGTCTTCCCAGTACCTGGAGGACCAATTACTCTGTACTTTTTCATTAGTAATTACTCTCTTTTCTCTTCACTGGTTGATATTCTATCTGTTCCATGTGAAGTTGTGGAAGTCGACAGACCTTTAATGTTTTACCATCAACATTTAAAGAATGATTAAATTCTACTTTACAGTCTTTCTCTAATTGTCTTGCAATTCTTTCTTCTGGAATTTTCCAATTGCTACCTAGATGCTGAATAAAAGATGTAAATTTAAAGTAATGATTTCCATCATTAGTATAACACGCACCATTTTTTATTTGTCCTCGTTGTTTAGCTTGTGGTCCATTGATACAATACTGATAGAGCTCATCGTGTAATCTATCTGCAATCTGTGTGCCTTTTGGTGGGTAAATAGTTTCACAACCATTACGCCATTCATTTAATTTTGCTCGATAGTCTTTTGGTTTTAATGGTTCAAAATAAACTCCTGTCTGTTCCCAGATTAAATTTAAAACTTCTTTCTGTGTTGTCATTAATTTTGTATTAGCTACAATAACTTCTACCTTGTCATCACTAGGCATAACTACTTGAAATCTGTATTCTGGTTCTACATATTTTATAATTTGGAAATCAGTAATGTCAGGAAAAACTGATATACCATCTGACTTAACACCGAATGGTCTTGAATAACAAACACCTCGCATACATCTATCTTTAATTGGATCTTCATAACAAGTGTGTCCAGCTGTATCTTTTCTCCATGCAGCTATTTTAGAATCTAATTTTGTTTTATCCCAAGGGTCTTCTAAATAATTATAATTTGCTTTTGATACTTGATCAGGCCATTTGTCTTTGTATTTTTTTTTAGCAAAGACCATGTAGTTATACATAAACCTATCTCTACCATCATCTAATTTTGTTTTAGAACATAAGGCTAAACATGGAGGACCATCGTCAAATTCTGGATCTGCACCAGTTAGTATGTTTCTGTGTGTTTCTTCTACTAGTTTTTGTAAATCTTCCTTACTAATTCTAGATTCTTCTGCTACCTTAATAAAAGAAAGTAAATCTAGTTTAGAATTGTTCTTATCTAATGCATATCTTGCTGATTCACCATTGTTATAGTAAGGTAAATTAATAAAGTTTCCTGGTTTTGTATCTCCTTTTTCGTCTTCCTTTAATTCTTTCTGTTTAGGAAAAATTTCCGTGGTAGGTTTTAAACCTAGTGGTAACAGAAAAGCTTTTAAACCATCTATTAAATCTATGGCGGGTATAGGTTCTTTTAAAAAAATATAACAATGAAGTCCACCACTTTTGGAAAGTATTGGAACTAGTGGTAGTTTATATTGTGCAAATAATCCTAAATACTTTTTAA